CTAGAGTTTCGCTGTAGTTGCTCCCACGCTTCGGGGGTGATTGAGTATTGTTTAAGTATAGTTTCGACGGTTTGAATATCCATCGCGATTTCGCGGGCGAGCTTTACTAGGGCTAGGTCGCTTTGACTTGGAGCAAGTACAGTAACGGCTGCCATGATACTTCCATGATACCAGATATTGTTTGGTCTTAGCCGCTCTATACTATAACAAGCGCGTCATGGGTGAAAACTTTGGCGGGCGCGGCGTCCTCCGTGTCGTCGGCCCGGCGGCGCTAAACGCCAGCATCAAAGCTCAGGACGTGGCGAAGGCGACTGCCGCTCAGGAAACTGACGCGGTCGTAGCGTCCAACCTTGCGTCCCACATCCACACGCAATTCGACATCTTCAAGAACCACCGCAACAACGGTCAGTCCGGCTGGTCCGAACGCTTGCTTGCGGCGCAGCGCTGTTTCAAAAACCAGTACGACGCGACCAAGCTTGCGCAGATCAAACAGTTTGGTGGCTCCGAGGTTTACGCGGGCACTATCGCGATGCGCTGCCGCGGCGCCACTTCACTCCTGCGGGACGTCTATCTTTCGCCGGATCGCCCGTGGGGCATCAGCCCGCCGTCCGATCCGACCATTCCGCCCGAGATCGTTGCGCAAGTTTCGCAGCTGGTTGGCATCGAGGCGCAGACGAACGCGCAAGCGGGCCAGCCCACCGACATCAACGCAATTAGGGACCGCACGCTTCATTTGATGGAGGCCGCGCGCCAGGCCGCGAAGAAGCGCGCCGCCGCACAGGCAAAAGTCGCCGAAGACAAAATCGACGAGCTACTCACGAACGGGAAGTTCTACGTCGCGCTCGCAGAATTTTTGGTCGACCTCCCGCTGTTCCCCTTTGGATGCATCAAGGGTCCGGTCGTTCGGATCGTGCCCACAGTCGACTGGAAAGGCGGCCGCGCCACTGTCCAGCAAAAACCAAGATTGTTTTGGCAGCGCGTCTCGCCGTTTGATTTGTGGTGGACGCCGGGCGTAGCCGACATTGAAGACGCCGCCGTCATCGAGCGCACGCGCGTTACCCGCGCCGACCTGAACGATTTGCTTGATCTACCGGGGTACAACGAGGTCGAGATCCGCGCCGTGCTTGATGAGTACGGCCGCGGCGGGCTCAGCGAGAACTGGGACCAAACCGACGCCGAGCGCGCCATCAACGAGAGCCGCGAGAACCCGATCCTCAACAAGTCGGGCCTGATCACCTGCCTGGAGTTTCACGGCAACGTCCAAGGAAGAATGCTGCTCGAGTACGGCATGGACAAGAAGCAGGTCCCGGACGAACTGCGCGACTACATGGTGCAGGCGTGGCTGATTGGTCGACACATTATTAAGGTCCAGTGCTCGCCGAGCCCGCGCAAGCGGCACCCATATTTTATCACTTCGTTCGAGAAAGTCCCCGGCACACCAGTCGGCAACGGACTCCCCGATCTGCTCGGCGACGTGCAGGAAGTAATGAACGCCACGCTGCGCACGCTCGTCAACAACCTCTCGATCTCGTCGGGCCCCCAGGTTGTCATCAACACGGACCGACTTGCAGTCGATGAAGACGGCGAGGACATGTACCCGTGGAAGCGCTGGCGCGTCACGTCGGACCCGATGGCGAGCAACACACAGCCACCAATCAGCTTCTTCCAGCCGAACTCGAACTCACAAGAGCTCTTGAGCGTCTACGAGAAGTTCTCCGGCATTGCGGACGAACTGTCAGCTATTCCGAAATACATGTCGGGCAACACGTCCGGCGGAGCGGGGCGCACCGCGTCCGGCCTCGCAATGCTGATGGGCAATGCATCTAAAATTCTCCAGACCGTTGCCGCCAACATCGACCGCGATGTGATCAACGAGGCGCTATCGGGTCTCTTCGACATGATCATGCTGACTGATACGTCGGGCATGCTGACCGGCGAAGAGAGCATCAAGGTGATGGGCGTGAACGTCGCGATCCAGCGCGAAACAGAACGCTCGCGCCAGATGGAGTTCCTCCACGCCACGGCGAACCCGATCGACAACGCGATCATGGGCCCCGCCGGTCGCGCGAAAGTTCTTCGGAGTGTTTCCCAGGGCATCGGACTCGACGGCGAGGACATCGTCCCGACCGAGGACGAAGTCAAGGCGAACGCCGCCGCGCAACAGCAACAACAATTGGCTCAGCAAGGCGCAGAGGCGCAGGGCAGCCAGCAAAAGTCGACCGTGACAAACGACACTGGCCCTCGCACCGCAATCGCTGGGGGTACGGGATGACCCTACTTACTAGCGACGAAAAATCGCTGCGCCAGCGCGCGTCCAAGCGGGCGTGGTACGTCCGTAACAAGGACCAACAGATCGCTGCCGAACGAGCTCGATGTGCGACCCGCGGCCCGCGCTATAGGGACCCGGTTCGCCGTAGGGACGCAAACCTCAAACGGCTCTACGGCATCAACGGCCAAGAGCATTGGGAAGCTATCTTCGACGCCCAAGGCCGGAAGTGCGCTTGCTGCGAGACTACTGACCCACACTACGCGCAAGGGTGGAACGTAGATCACGACCACAACAATCCGGAGCCGAACCACCGCGCCATACTTTGTGGCCCGTGCAACATAGCTATCGGTAACGCTAAGGAATGCCCGTCACGTTTGCGCGCATGCGCGGGTTACTTAGAAGCGCAAAAACGCCAACAACAGGAGAAGACCTATGGCGAAGAGTAAGGAGATCTCGAGCTCGACACCCTCGTTCGCCAAAGGCGGCACAACGAAGATGTTCGGGAAGCAGCACGCTGGCAACCAGATGCCGGGTCGTACGGCGCAGAAGCCGGACAAGAACCAGGGCGGCAAGTTTGCCAAGGGCGGAACCACGAAGATGTATGGCTTCGCCAAGACCCGCACTGCACCCGCCGGCCGGACCAACGCCCGGTAATCCAACCCCCAACATCCTCTGATCGGAGACCAGTATGCCTTATAGCGCAATCGACAGACACGACTTCGAGAAGGTTCTGAAGAACCTGAGCGGCAAGCAACCGAGCATCACCGTTACGCCTGGCGCGGCCGGCGTCGCGACGTTCACGCTCCAGTTCCCCACCGCGGAGGTGTATGCCTTCGAGATGTTCATGTCGACCAGTGCCGTCGGCGCGAACGTCTCATCCACGACCTACTCCACGGGTCTGGCGGTTACGACCGGGGCTATCTCGTTCACAAAAACGGCGAACAAGGTCCTGGACATCCTGACCGACGCGACCGGTAAGGCTGTGATTACCCTGACCGCCACCGCGAAGCCGGTCGGCGAGTTCTTGTGTGTTTCCGGCGGCACTGGCGCCTTGGCCATCTCCGCTGGCACAGTGACCGGTTCGTTCGGCTAATCGCTACGGGGAGCTTCTTCCAAGAGGCTCCCCATTCTCTTTTTCAGGAACACCACCATGGCCAAAATTCCCGGAGCTACCAACCACGCTGGCAAAGGCTCGACCGAGGAGATGCTGCCGCACCGCAGCGCCCTGATGACGATCGCTGGTGGTCGCAAGGGCTTCAACAACTACGCCAAGGCAACGCCATCGGGCACCGGCGCGCTCGGCTCGCCCTCGATACTCGGCGGCATGACCAAGTCGGACAACGACGGTGACGAGCGTTGAGCGATAAGAACCTCATCTTCGCCGCCGCCCACCTCGCGCATCGCGCCCCTCAAGAGTGGGCGCAATTCATCTCAACGCTCACCGCCTACGCCGATGCCAGGCGCGACGAGTGCATTCGTTCACCCCTCGACATGCTTCAGGTCACTCAAGGTCGGGCCCAAGCAACTGCGATACTCCGCGATCTGCTCGCTGACGCCGTTAACGCGGCCAACAAACTAGAAACCAAACAGAACCAAAAGCCCCACCAGCCGCGATAGCCGCTGATGGCGCAACAGGAGACTTCAAGTGGTTGCACCAGCCCAAGTTCGTAACGATCCGAACGTAAAGATCCCCACCGCCATCAAGAACCTTGCTGCTGCGGCCGACGCAGCGTTCCACGCAGCAAATGGCACCACCCCCGCACCCATTGAGCCTGTCGCACCTGTCGCGCCCGTCGTTGTCGCCCCCGAAGTTACCCTCGAGGTAACTCCGCCGGTTGTCGCTGCGCCCCCGCAGGATTGGGAGCACGCCTTCAAGTCAATGAAGGGCCGCTACGAAAGTTCGCAGAACAACATCCGTGCCATGGGCGAACAGATGACCGCCATGCAGTCGGAGGTCGCCCGGCTCCAGGCCTCCACAGTTGCCACGCCGAACGAACTCCAGGCCGCGAGCCTCCTTACGCCGGAGGAGACCAACGAGTACGGCGCAGAATTTCTCAGCGTCGTCGGCAAAAAAGCGCTCGAGCAGCTCTCGCCCGAGATGGCGGCGCTAAAAAAAGAGATCGCAGAGCTCAAGGGCCAGCGCGCTGGTGACACCGCCGCGCAATCCGTGAATGCAAGAAACGCAATGAATACGGACCTTGATAACAGGTTGCCGACGTGGCGCACCGTGAACGTTGCACCAGAATTTCATTCATGGTTGCAGTTGCCTGATCCTTTTTCAGGTGCTATCAGACACTCACTACTGAGTGCAGCCTACGAGCAGAACAACACTCCTCGAGTGCTCGCATTCTTCAACGGCTTCCTCGCTCACGAGGCTGCCTTGGCCCCCGCACCAGTTGGTGGAGTGCCGGATACTACGGAAGATAATTCCGGAAAGATCCCGCTCGAAGCCTTCGCGGCACCAGGCAGAGCAAAGACATCAGCGGCACCAGGTGCCCCTGTTGAGAAGCCCACCTTCACCGCGGCCCAAATTTCCAAGTTCTACGCTGACTCCTCCTCGGGAAAGTACCGCGGAAGAGACGCGGAGTACGCGCGCATTGATGCTCAAATCATCGAAGCCGGGAGAGAAGGCCGCATCAGGTAATCCTTCTTTTCAGGAGACGCCCAAGTGGCATTTACAGTAGCATCCGGTGGTGCCCTCTATCCCGTTGGCGGCACCGCCAACACCCTCGCAGCGACCGGCTTCATCCCCGCGATTTGGTCGGGCAAGCTGATCGAGAAGTTCTACGCCTCGACTGTTCTCTCTGCGATCTCGAACACCGACTACGAAGGTGAGATCAAGAACCAGGGCGACACCGTCAACATCCGCACCAAGCCGACGATCACCATCGCCGACTACCAGGCGGACATGTCGCTCGCGCTTCAGCGCCCGTCCGGCAACGTCCTCCAGCTCACGATCGACAAGGGCAAGTACTTCAACACGATCCTCGACGATGTCATGGACGTGCAGAGCGACCTGAACTTGCTCAACATGTGGTCGGATGACGCTGGCGAGCAGATGAAGATCACGATCGACACCGCGGTGTTGCTCGGTGTCCTCAACGGCGCAACGGCAACCACCAACCGCGGTGCAACTGCTGGAGCCATCTCCGCCAACATCAACCTCGGTGTTACCTCGACCGGACCGCTGGCCCTCGTGGCTCGCTCCCCCGCCGCTGGTAAGGTCGAAGTCGTCGACGCGATCCTGCGCCTCGGCCAGACCCTGGACGAACGCAACATCCCGGAGCAGGGACGTTGGGTTGTTCTTCCGGCGTGGGCTGCGACCCTGATCAAGAGCTCGGAGCTCCGTGAGGCCTATCTCTCGGGCGACGGCACTTCGATGCTGCGTAACGGCCGCATCGGCATGGTTGACCGGTTCACTCTCTACACGTCGAACCTGCTGCCCAACGGTACGGGCGCTGGTCTGGCGTCTGGCGAGTTCGCCATGTACGCCGGCCACGCGCACGGCCTCACCTTCGCATCTCAGATGACGAAGATGGAGACCCTGCGGTCGGAGCAGACCTTCGGCACGATCATGCGCGGCCTGCAAGTCTACGGCTACAAGGTCGTGGACGGAACCGCACTGGCTCAGGCGATCATCACCCCCGGCT